TGATATGCGCTCTCATCCCAACTGTAATATTTCCCTGCAGCCATATCCTCTTCGGATAGCGTCGGTTCAGTTATGGGTGCTTTCCAAGTAGCTTCAGCCGTAGCCATGGACCAACTATTATGTGGTTTAGGGGGCATAAATAAATCTTGATCGGAAAAATATGTAAAGCCTTCCGCTGCATAATTACCACGCATATTAGCGTTGTAAGAGGTCTGCTTCCATGTGCCGCCTAATATTTTTTCTAAGTGTGCTTGACCGATGTACTCTTTTTCAACTCCATTAGCGTCTGTAGTATCTTTATTGTCTACAACGGTAACTCTTAATACAATGTTATTGTTATCAAGTTCAGCAAAATGTGCCATTTTATACTCCTATATGTAATCCAGTTAAATCCATGTCTTCGCCGATGTAACCTTTTAAAAATGTGTTAAACGATAAACTAATTCTTTCTTTACCAACTACTTTTTCTACCATGTGCATTAAATAAGATGGGAAGATAACTAAATCATTTGTGCCTGTTTCCAACCACCAACTTTCACTATTGAAAGGGTTGTATTCTTTAGCTGGTAGTTTTATCCTTTGCGTAATGTAGCCATCTTTATAAAAATAAATTTTATCCTTTGTTCTATCAGCTTGTACGTAAAACACACCAGATATAAAGCTATTTGGATGTGCGTGTTTATGATGAAACTGACCGTCCTTTGTGTAGTTGCACCATGATTGAGTTATGTAAGGTTCAACATCATTTTTAGGCATATAAATATTTTGAAAATATTCTTTTAAAGATTTTTCGATAAACTGTTTTAGTTTTTTCATTTCTTTATTCTTTAAAATATTATTATCAATAGATGTTGTATTCCCTGTATTACCTCTTGTTTCTTGTTCAACTAAAAACTTTGTTTCTTTTTCTGTAATTTTATCGTATTTAAAAAATGTAACCGCAGTAGGAAATAATGAATGTGTTATCAATCTAACACTCCTTCCGTCTTTCCGTGCATTTCTAATATTTTTGCCCTCTGCTTTTCCGTCCAAATTGTATTTACAGAATCTTCAAACTCCCGTGCTTTTTTTTGCACATCTTTTATCTCTTCCATGGAAGGGCATGGTCTATCATCATCCCACCTAGTAAAAGTAAAATTAGAAATTTCCCACTTAGCGCCTGGTCTTAACATTTCAACTGCGCTATCAATCCCAGTCAATCTATAAATTTTATCTTGCATTCACCTCTCCTAGTTTTGTTTTATGATAACAACTCCACCGCCACCGTTACCTCCTGCACCGGGAGCGTTTTTACCCCCTCCCCCTCCACCACCTTTGGAATGTTCACCATCGCTACCAGTACCACTTTTAGAACCTGCGCCACCACCTCCAGTACCTCCTGATCCTGCCGCTGTGGCACTAGTGCCAGCACCTCCACCTCCACCACCAGCTCGTGGTATATCAGTGCCAGTTATAGTAGATGGAGATCCGTTTCCGCCATTACCTCCTTGATGGGGGCTGCTGTTATTTCCAGGACTTCCTTGACTGCTGGAGCCACCTCCGCCACCACCACTACCTTGCGTGTTAGGACCACCACCAGCACCCCCGGTAAATCCTTGAACTGGGTTAGCGGGTGCACCATTACCTCCATCTGAAGATGCAGCGGGACTATTCCCGTTATTCAATACGTGTATTGAATTAGTGCCATTACCTCCTCCAGAACCGCCCGGTCGTCCATCATTACGATCTGGAGTCCCCCCTGTTCCAGCACCACAACCTCCACCACCACCTCCAGCAGAAGTAATTGTGCTTAAACCTGGACCTGATATGGATGAATCACCACCACTACCAGCAGCTTTATCATTACCTGCAGAATTTCCATATCCTCCACCACCAACAGTAATTGTATATTCATTTCCAGCAGTAACAGATAACGAAGTGCCTGTTCTAAAACCTCCTGCCCCACCACCACCTCCATTATTATCGCCACCACCGCCACCACCACCTACAATTAGGTAATCTATGGAAGATACTCCGACAGGACAAGTCCATGAAGATGTTCCTGTAAACACTACGGGATTACCAAGATCAGGGACCTCATACTGAATAATAACAATACCTGAGCCACCGTTACCGCCTGTTCCCACGTTTTTAGAACCGCCACCACCACCGCCTGTATTAACTGTTCCGTCATCTCCATTATTAGGTGGAGTGTGGTTTCCTCTACCGCCACCACCTGAGCCACCAGCACCAGAAGAGCTATCACCTGCCCCTCCACCGCCACCGCCTCGTGTAACAGCAGGAACAAGTGTGATTGAACCTAAAGCATCTGAACCTGCTCCGCCAGCAGCGCCCGCTGCATCTGTCTGCCCTACTGCTCCCGCTCCTCCACCGCCACCGCCTGAAGTATTAGGTAAGGCTGAACTATCACCACCATCGTTACCTTGTGCTGGAGTTGTTGCTGGAGTATCACCAGATCCTGCCGTAGAGTTTGATCCACCACCGCCTGACCCACCATCTTTTCCAGGGTTTTGGTCATAGTTACCACCACCACCGCCCCCAGTCGCAGTAATTAAGGCGGATGAACCGTTTAATATGATTGAATCTCCGCCATTGTCTCCTCGTCGGGATGGGTCGTCAGATGCTCCAGCACTAGTCTTTCCGTCACCCCCATTCCCTACAGTTATGGTGTATGTTGTACCTGCTACAACATCAACAGTTCCAACTCGGTAGCCGCCAGCTCCACCACCACCGCCACGACCTCCACCACCACCACCCCCACCTGCTATGCAGAGATAGTGAATGCTAGTTACGCCTGTTGGGCACTCCCACGAATTACTTCCTGTAAATGTTAAAGCTACAGTAATGGGATCAACAGCGCTAATGGAAAAATTAGAAAATAATAGTTGATGTGCTCCAGTCATTATGAAATATTCCCTGTAAGAACAGCTAAATCTGCTGTATAACTAAACATAATACTTGCAACTCCGTTTGCATCTAACGTATGTAAAGCAGTTGCTGCTAAGTCTCCCGCTTTAACTGCATTAATAGCAGTGCAAGCTATAGTGGCTGTGCAACCATTTACTGAAACAAGGGACACTATATCCCCAACAGAAAACACACTGTCAGGCACAGTTACTACTACGTTTGCAGAGTTAACAGTAACTTGATTACCTACATCTCCAATCGCTAAAGTATAATTACCCGAAACTTTTGTGCTTAGAGGTATATCTCTTAAATCACCATCAGCGTCAGAAACAGTAGAACTCCCTGTTATAGTATTAGTTACAGCTAAAGTTCCTCCTACAGAAGCATTACCGGATACATTAAATGTACCATCTACAGATGTAGCTCCAAGAGTTTTATTGGTCATAGTTGCTGTGCCTGCTTCAGATACTAATGTAGAATTAGAGCCTTTTGGTAATAACATTGTATTTGTAACGCCTTCAGAATGAGGCTGTGCTTTAATAATCTGACCATGACTATTTGCATGACAATTTAACTGTATTTGCCCTTCTGTGTCTGAGCCATTACCTTTAACTTCTACAATTTGTGTGGCAGGGTCTACTGTTAGATTACCAGAAGTATTTTTAAAATCATTATTAACTGTTAAGGTCCCACCAACTGAAGCATTACTACCTACGTTTAAAGTAGAAGCTGCTGAAAAAGATCCGGTTATTGTGAATGTACCGCCTACGGATCCACTACCTGCTGCTAAAGCTCCTTCTACAACTAAAGAAGTTAAACTATCAATAACATCTACAACTCCTGAACCTGTGCTGTAAACTATAGTAGACTTACCCGCTTGAACCGTGACATTACCGCCAGAAGAGTTTTTTATATCTACATCGGTAGCCAAGGCATTTTTAACTATGTAATTTTTTTCTATATCGGGAACAGTTAGTGATATACCTGCTGATCCAGTCCCTGTTAGATTTAAACGTAGGTGCCTAGCTGGCTGACTAGCATTGCTATCTGATAGTGACAACGTGAGACTATCTTGCGAAAAAGATACATCTGCAGACTCACAAATAGCTTCTTCTATAGCAGTGCCTAAGTTTGTGTTCGTGATGGTACCCCAGGTCCCAGAGTTTTCTCCGGTGCCCATGAGTTGTATTTTTAAATTTGAATATGTGGAAGCCATTTTTTTCTCCTATGCTGCTTCTTTTATTATGTCCCAATTAGGGGTTTGATTAGTATTAATTTCACCCCAAACCAAAGTATTTCCTAATCTAGTAGTTCCTGATAGCCCTGTTAAAATTACACCAGTGGTAGTTTCAACAGATACCAACCCTAAGTTAACACTTGTTCCAAACCCAGTAACTACCATGTTTATCTGAGGTACAGCTCGTTCGATACCAACATTAACTGTTCCACTTACCTGTGAAAGTGTAACAGATACAGCAATACTTACCGATAGGTCCCCTTCAGAACTTGTGCCAAACGTCCTAGTAACATCTACAGAGGACGATACAGAAACTGTAGGGGAGCCTAAGTTAGCATTTGCTGCCTGCCCCGGCGCATTAAAACTAGCGTTTTGTTGAACACCAGCGGTGCCTATGTTTGCTGTTGCGCCAAAACCAGTAACGCTTAAATTATTATTAGTTACTAAATCTTCGTCGCCTAAAAACTTGATGCCACTAACGCCTGATACCGAATCTACTACAGCTTCCGCATTTACAAAAGTAGACCCAATACTACCTGTCATAGCTATGGACTCACCATCAGGGGATGACTGGTTCCACCCAGAAGTACCCCAAGTAGATCTACCCCATCCAACTGCTGGCGCTCTAGAGGATAAGTTTACAGATACACTTTCTTGTACTCCTGTAGACCCAACTCCACTAACTGCAGAAACGCCTGTTACTTCTACTGTTACTACAACAAGTCCGCCCCAACCAAAATCTGAGGTACCCCAAGTATTCTGGCTCCAAGCGTTTGACATATTTTTAAGCTATTCTAATTATAGCAGCAGCGCTCGTGTTTGCAGGGAATATAATACTAAAGTCTCCTGCAGTTGATGTTTTAGTTCCACCAAAATCAAGCACACATACAGCAGGATTAGTTAAAGCACTTCCTGAATTATCACTTGTAGAAGGAGTGCTGTTATATATCATACAACCTGCTGCGTTTACAGTAACACTGGTAAATGTTAAATCAGAAAAGTCAACAAATCCAGACGACGTCCCAGTGGTCACACCTATAGTTGAAAGAGCTGAACCGCCGGAAGTAGTTCCGTCAGACTCACTGCTTGTCGTAAAAGATGTAGTTCCAGCACTTAAAGTAGCTGCTGCCGAATACAACGCTAATTTAAAAGTGTCTGCAGCACTCTGTCCAGTGGGCTTAAAACTATGCACCCCCAATAATACTTCTGCTTTAAATGATGTACACATTGCTTGCGTAATTGCCATTTCTAACTCCTATTCACTTAATAATTTAATTAATTCAGGATACCCCATCTCTTTAAACCTGTGAGCTAAGGTTGTATTGTGGCTCCTGACCATTTCTTTCATGTATTGAACTAAAACTTTTCTTATATCTTTCTTAAAAGCTTCAGCTTGCGCTCTAACTGCAGGGTGTGAATCACTACCAACAGCTATTATCTTATCTAAAGCTCTTTCCGCCACTTCTTCTGCATTAAACCCTCTACCAGAAGTCGTCATAACTTTTACTCCACCACCTAACAATACTGATGTGCTATTACCAATCATTGTACCCCCAACCTTATTTGTTTAGTTCTATACATATCCTGACGATTCTTACCTTCACTTAATTGTTTTAGTAACGCCATAGATTCGTTGTACCTCTGCACGTAGCTTTGGTAACTGTCTGCCTCACCCTTCATAAATATATGCGCTTCAATTAATGCACCATAAAGTAAAACAGAATCAAAATTATCACCCAACCAAGACGTACTGCTTGTAACAATAGATGGCGGGTAAAAGAAATAGTGCAGCTCAGTCGAATAATCTTGATCTGGCGTTGGACCTAATATATAAGAGCCTTGATCGAACAGCGCATAATGTGTGGGCTGTCCAGTAGATGTAGGGTTTGGAAAAGCTTCACGAATAAAATTAACATCTTTGTTTAATAAATAACTATAGTTACCGGAGGAATCAATAACTGCTAAAGAAAAGTTAGCGAGCCAATCTGTTGGGACTGTAAGGTATTGGTTGCCTGTAGCCATATTACCCGTAACGTTTTTTCTAAGATCTAATATTTGAACTGAGTTAAAAACTTTTTGCTCTGCTTGATCTATAAACGTATTAATCTGCTCGGTGCTCGTAAGAGTAGTTGTACTCCCATCACTATCCGTAAAAGACGTGTCAGGGAAGTCATTTTCACAATAACCTTTTATAGTTTCAAATAATTCGCTATAGTTCATTTTTTTCCTAATTCGTAGTTACCGTGACAGTCCCTACACTTATAGTTATTTCTAAATTATCTATTAGATCCAAATTAAAAGGATTACTAAAACCTACAGGGTCAAACCCATACTGATAACTTCTGGAATCTGATTCTGCAAATCGTGTTAAATCTGGTCGTGGGTTCCTCAGAGCTTGAGGGTCGTTAACAGGAAACATGCCGAGTTGTAATTGTGGCTGATCCTGCTCAAAGCACTCTGGGCATACCAGAATATTAACATTTTTTGTCTTGATTGTAAGCTGTTTTAATTCTTTTAATTTATACCTAAAACCACACCTATCGCACTCTGCGATAGCTCTTTTGCCCCTTGCGTAGTTAGATCCCATGTCAGTATAAAAACTCTCTCGGCGCTAACCGTAACGGAGCTTTTTCTCTATCTTCACTAGAAGCTACCATCCACTGCTCTTCATAGTCTTGTTTTAGCATCGGTATTTTTTGAGCTGCTTCCGGTAATTTTAAAGAGAGATAATACGCTAACCCTGATACTAAGCAAGGCAACATTCTAAATGGTATGTCTTGTGTATTCACACCATTACCCGCATCTTGTATTCTCCTCATTCTAAAATACACAAGCGTATAAAAATTACTTCGATCTGGAGTCGGCCATATTTTCACTTGAGGAGTTTGCACAACACCGGAAGAATCTGTAGCTCCAGACTTTCTGTCAATAAATATCTGTATGGGTCGGCCTGTCGCATTTTTATTCGGTATAGAAGCATATGTGCTTACAGATATACGGCTAATTGTTAGATCTTGCTGACTTGTACTTGAACCTGTTCTGACCTGATGCTCCAATAAATCTATAGTGTCTACTGGTAAATCGTAAGCAATAGTGCCTTGAGTCAAAGGTATTGAACCCTCTTCTATTGTCCACAAGTTTATGCCTCGATTAGCCCAGTCAATAGTTAATAAATTTAAAGAGCGTCTGGCTGTTTTAAGGTCGTATCCAGTACGCATCTCGGTTCCGCATCGTGAAAATGCTTCTTCCGCTAATTCATTAAGATCTAAATTAAAACTTGTTGTGTCTGTAGTAGCCATTATTTCTTTGCTTTCACGCTATTTATATATTTTCTGTAAACACCAGCAGCATCTTTTTTACCCATAACTCTGGCTCTTTGCTCCATAGCGATAGCGGCTTGTATCTTATGTGCCTTTGATCTACCACTATTTCTAATCTTACTTACACTTTTTACTGCGTCATCTCGTGTGGCAAACTTTAATCCTTTTATTGTACCCTTGGGGTTCTCATCCGTATATAAATCGGAATGCTTCTTAGACCTTGCGGGTTGACCGGGTTTTCTTGGTATTCTTGGATTTGATTTCCGCACGTTTCTTTCTTCCTTGGCAATGCGCCCTTTGACTAAACCCTTTTGGATTTTTACAGTCAATAGAGCGCTTGTACTTTTTACTCCACACTACTTATCTTTTTTAGATAAAATATCTTCCCACCACTTTATGCTTGTTTCGCAATGTGCAACCACTGCTTTAGCAGCACGAGCGTGAAAATCTATAGCGCTTTTAGTCTGCTCAATACCATACTTCTGAGCTTGTTGAAACGTATTAATAATAGCTTCCATTACTTTTTTCCTTTCTTTTTTAGAATGGTTTTTACGTTTGTGGGTTTTCCACCCGGATTACCTGCTGCTCTTTTTCTCTGGACAGCAGACTTGCGTTGCGCCGCAGTCATAGATTTAGCTTTTGACCTAGGCACACATTTTGGATATGCTCGCTTACTGTCTCCTTTTGCAGACTTGCGCCCACAGGCTTGGTATTTACCTTTCTTTTTAGGCGCACCTATATCAACCCAGTCGCCTTTTTTACCTTTACCAAACCATTCTTTAAGAGACATTATGAGTAGCCTCCTCCTCTTGCCTTATACGTTTTTACTAACCAACCATTAGCATAAGCTGAAGGATACACATCAAATTTACGTTTTGCTTCAGCTTTTACTCTAGCGTACAAAGCTGGGTTCGTAGGTTTAGAACCCGACTTCTTTTTAGTAGTCTTTTTCTTAGCTGCCATTAAGCCCTCGTCTTTCCTCTTTTTGCAATACCATCACGTTTTCTAGCCATTTTACCGCCAGTAACGCCCCCTTTTGTGCCACCTTTGGTCGCAACACCACCAGCTTTATAGCCTTTAGCCATGCCACCACCAGCCATTTTCATACCCTTCATACCCTTCATAGGTTCAGCGTCCTTAGCTCTTTCTCTCTTGGGTTTACTTACTGCACCACCTTTAGCCATCCCTTTAGCGGTTTTCTTTTTCTTTATTTCGTCTATTGCGCCGCCAATAGCATAACCTTTGGAAGCCATACCACCTTTAGCCATCTTAACAGAACCGCCTTTAGCCATTACTGCGCCACCTTTTGCTTTCATTACTGCTCCTCCTTTAGCCATAAAACCCATTTTATTTCTTACTGCTGTGGGTAGTTTTTTTAAGCCTTTATTACCTGCAGGCACGTTTTTCAATTGTTTATTCATCTGAGTCCTCGCTATTGTCATAATATAAATTATTAAAAGTAGTTTCTGGGTCCATGTACGAATCATCTTGTTCCGCACAATGCGTATGTTGGCTGGGTCTGAAATCAGGTGCGCCTTCTCCTGTAACCCAAAGAGCAGGGCTTGTAACTCTAACTCTATTATTAGGTAATGCAACCATGTTGCCCTTCCAAGGTCCGTCTGTCAACACCATAACGTGACTCTGCTTGTGCTGGGCTGGACAGTCTGCGATTTCGCTTTCGGTGTAATCCACTGTGAATAAATACCTTGATGTGTGAAACTCCCCGGCGATCTTACATAACCATGGGCTAGGCTTACACCTGTCAAGGGACACAATGGAGTGGTGGTGTGACGGACAGTCCCACGGCTGTGCGAGGTGGGTTTCCATTCTTTCAGGCCACTCATCCAATGGGATGTCCCCACATAAGGCTGTGATTGGCATCCTTGCCCACATGGCCCCACCATGGG